ATCTTTGCTAGTTTTTACTAAAACAAAATGTTCTGCTGTATCAACAATTTGATTTTCGCCTAACATCGATTTTCTAGTTTTAGGATCTGTAGTAGTACCTTCTGGTTTAGTATCATGTACCTCTACTAAACCTCCACCTTTATCTCTAGGTACCCACTCTACATATGTTTTTCTATAACCACAAGGTATTACTTCAATTTTTTCGTATACCTCATTAGTTACAGTGTTAAATATCATACCCTCTTCTGCACCTTCAATGTATTTCTCATCTTTCTTCTTACGTTGAGGTGAGCCAGATTGTATGATCGCTAGTCTAGGTATCGTAATGTCATCGTTACTAACATTTTGTAAACCTTTACCAGCATTTTTTACTATCAAATCAGCATTAATATCTCCAATAGATAATTCGCTATTTGATTTTTTTACCATCTTATCACTCATTATTTCTCCTTTCCGAGTGTTACTTTTGCAATAGAAGCTTCATAAACATTAAAATATTCTTCTGGTAAAGTTTCTCCTAATGAATATCTTTCTTTTGCAAATGTTTTTAAAGTTTGAGGATGAACACTACTTTTTTCGTCATAAGGTATATTCTTAAAATTTTTAGATAATACCTTTATTAACTTATCAGCTTGATCATACTCTCCTTTAGCAAAACTAACTTTAACATCGTGTTTAATTAGTCCTGCATGTCCTTCTTTTTCTAACCAAGATAAAGCTTTTGATAATTTATCTTTAGGAATAGAGCAGAAGATTTCATCTTTGACTTTAATTTGACTTCCGTCTTTTAAATCAAATCTAGTCATACCATTACAGGCTTGCATAGCATCTGGTAGTTCTCTTTCTTCAATCTCTCTTATTTCAGCTTTGAGTTCTTTTAATCTTTCCTCTTCTGCTTCAAGATTTCTTTTTTTCTCTACCAACTTGTTTCCAATAGCTGTAACAGTTTCTAAACCTACTGGTTCAAGTTTTTTCTTTTTGTGCTTTTCTACAGCATCAAATATCCAAGTTTTTTTCTTAGACATCATTTTCTCCTTTCTGATAATAGTCTATAAATACATTATAATAGGCTTTATTCTCTCTATCCCATTTAAGTATATTTACTTTACCATTATTATTATCTGAGGCTGCAATTGCTGCTATACCAATTGCAACTGGATCACCCATAGCAAGTATAAAATCTTTATCGCTATAATCTTTTAATTTAGATTTTAACAATCTTACTACAGGAGCAGATGACAATGTAATTTGTTTGCCAGGTTTTAATAGAGGTATAAGCTCTCCATAATGACCAGCTGCAAGAATATTTACATTTGGATTTTCTTGCACTACAAAAACTCTCGCCATATTTTCTCCTTTCTCATTTTTAGATTTACTTATAAAGTAAATTCTATATAAAGTAAATTATTAATTAGAAAACAGAAAGAGTATATGCAAGTTAAATTTATAGACGAAAAAAAATTTTTAAGGTATAACTTTAAAACAAAACCTTACCAACATCAGTATAATGCGTTTATTAAATCAAAAGATAAAACACACTATGCTTTATTTATGGAACAAGGTACAGGTAAGTCTAAAGTTATTATTGATAACATTGCCTATCTTTATCGTAGAGGTGATATTGATACTGCTATCATTGTTGCCCCTAAAGGTGTTTATCGTAATTGGCATGCTTCAGAGTTTAAAACACACATGCCAGAGGATGTTGTTAGTTTTACAGATTTATGTATTTGGAATCCTGTCGAAACTAAAACGAATGTGGATAAACTTATCGATTTTTTAAAACCATCTGTTAAACTTAAATTCTTTATAATTAACATAGAAGCTCTTTCTACTGATAAAGGTAAAAATTATTTACACAGATTATTAAATTCAAGTAAAGCATTTTTATGTGTAGATGAAAGCACTAATATTAAAAATAGAACAGCAAGAAGAACTAAAGCATGTCTTAAATTAGGTAGACTTGCAAAATATAGAAGAATATTAACTGGTACACCAGTGACCCAAGGACCTCTAGACTTGTGGTCTCAGATAAATTTTTTAGATGAGTACATATTACAAAATAGTTTCTATGCTTATAGAAATACTTTTTGTGTTATACAAAGACGAAGATTATCTTCTCATAGTTTTGACGAAGTAGTAGGTTATCAAAGACTAGACGAGTTACAAAAAATACTTGATAAACATTCTTTTAGAGTAACTAAAGAAGAATGTTTAGATTTACCAGCTAAATTACGACAAATTAGACATATCGACATGACGCCGGCTCAAAGGCGCATGTATGCATTACTAAAAAAACGTGCTATACTAGAACTAGAACGTGAGAAATTAGTGACTGCGCCTCTTATTATCACACGAATACTTAGATTACAACAGATATTATGTGGTTTTGTTAAAACTGATGATGGAATTATAGAAAATATAGAAGGTGAAAATCCGAGAATAAATGAGCTTATGAATGTAATAGAAGAAACGCAAGGTAACATTATTATTTGGGCAACATATCGTAATTCTATTAAATTGATCCGTGATACTCTGGCCAAAAAATATGGTGCAAATAAGGTTGCAACTTACTTTGGCGATACACCATCAGAAGAAAGACAAAACATTGTAGAGAAATTTCAAAAAGGTCAGATTAGATTTTTTATAGGACAACCTAGAACTGGAGGCTATGGTTTAACTTTAACAAATGCTAAAACTGTTATCTATTTTAACAATACTTATGATATGGAAGTTAGATTACAATCAGAAGATAGAGCACATAGAATTGGTCAAAAAGATAAAGTATTATATATAGACTTTGTATGCCCTAAAACATTAGATGAAAAGATAATTAAAACTTTAAATACAAAGAAAAAATTAGCAGATCAAATAACTGGTGATAACTGGAAAGAATTATTTAAAGAAATTTAATCTTTACATTTAGATTTACACTTACATCTTCTTCCAAAGATTTTTTCAATTAATTTATGTAAAAATTTTTTTATCATTTCTTTTTAATTATGTCAGCGCCTTTTAAACCATAGATGGCAGATACTACACCAATAAACAATGCTTGATACCAAAATGGCATATTGTTAAATTTATCAAAAAACATATCTACCTTTTGCATAATTTCTGGATCATCACTAAATATAGACCATATTAATAACATAACAGGAGCCGACACCAAAATTAAAACAAACTCGTCTTTCCATCCCTGTTGATTATTTTGTATTACTGCTTTTTTATATTCTAATTCTCCAGAGGCCATACGTTCTGCATGTTTCATTTCTGCAACTGATTCTAACTCTCTAGTCTTTCTTCTATTTGAAGCAATAGACATTCCTGTTTTAATCATACCAGGAACTAACTTTGCTGCAATATTAAGCCACATTAATATCCTCTTTATGTAACCATTCTTTTAAATTAAAACCTGGACAATTAGGTTTATTATCTTGTACATCACAATGTCCTACTATCTCTACTACGTTAGGATTTGTTCTTTTTAATTTTAATATTAATTCTTTTAAAGATATAAATTGTTCTAATGTAAAATTATTTTCTGGTCCACCATCTTTCGCCATACCACCTACAATACAAATACCTATACTTCTTGAATTTACTGCTGGCGCATGTGCTCCTTGAAAACCTTCTGGTCTACCTACTTCTACTTTACCATCACGTCTAATAATGTAATGATAACCAACATCATCCCAACCTCTATCTTCTACGTGCCACTTACGAATTTCTTTATAGCCAATGTCCATTGTAGCTTTAGTTGCAGCACAATGTATAACTAACATATCTGTTTTTTTTCTTAATTCCATATTGCTTTTCTTTTAGGCACTATTCTACATTTTTTATTTTGTAAGTCTACAGATAAAATATGCACCCTTTTGTCTTTAATTCTAGGTGAACGAGCTATAATACTTCCGTCTTTTCTTTTACCTAACATTTTTACATCAAAAAATTTATGTTCTAAAGTTCTAGGATCTACAGCAATTAAATCAATAGCGCAGTGTGTTTGACTTCCTTTAAATACATAATAACCTTGTTCTTGTAACCATACTACTGCTAAATTTTCACAAAGACACCCTTTGTTTTTTTTAATCATTTATAATAAGTTGTATTAAAGTTGATCCTAAACCTGTCATTATTAAAGCCGCAGCACCTATCAGTATTTTTTCTAATCTTGAAATCTGTTTAGCCAAACCTTCTATTTTATCATGTGTTTCTTTTTGCATTATTCTACAAAGTTTTTCGTGATTATCAATACGAATATGTGCTGTTGTTGCAGTAGTTATTTTTTTTCTAGTTGCCATATTTCTTTTCAAATTCCTCTTTTTCAAAATCTCTTTCTTTTTCTTCTTTAGCTCCAGAAACAGCCTCTCTAACAATTTTACCACCTTTACCAATTTTACTAAATACAGATTGTAAAGCTTCTATCGCAAATTTACCTGATATATCGATTGGATAAAAAACATCAGCATTATTTTCCATATCATCCATACCTCTTACTTCTTCATATTTATCTTTTGCATATTCTTTATAAACCATAGGATTTCTTATAGGGTTACCAGTAAACATTTTTCTTGCACCCATACCTCTGTTAAATCCAAAATTAGCATAATCTATTAAATTATCTGCGGTTGCATATTTTGATAAAGCTTTACCTATGCCTTCGCTGTTATCTACTTTAATCTTTTTCAAAACTTTATCTATTACAGTAGCTCTTTGTTTAATTCCCATGTTATCTAAAAATCTAGGATAATTACCGCCTAAGAAATTTCTTTTGGCTGCCTCTATAAATTTTCCGTAATCGGTAAATAAAAATAAATTATCTGAATTTATTTTAAATAAATCCATTATACGAGCAACTCTATTTAAGATTAATCTTTTATGGTTTAATGGTCCTGCAAATATATCAACAAATAATCCAGCTTGATTAGCAACATCTGTTATTCCTTTGCCACCTGTTATTGATCCACGTTCCAATGGCTCTTGTAACATTCTTAAAACATTACCCATTTCTAAAAAAGTATTATAAAAATTATCATTATATAATTGTTTAATTGATCCTCTATTTTTTCTCATAAATTCTAACAATCTTTCTCCGTTTATTGATTCTGTAGATTTATAAATATATCCACCAGCTTTACCTGTACCAGTTGCGCTATCCATCATTTCATTTAAAAATAATGTTCTAATATTTGCTTTAGTAGTATCTGGTAATGCTGCCATTAAAGCTGTTATATTTTTTTTATTAGAACTTTCTATAATATGTTTTACAATTTGACCTGGTGCTGAATTATTAATTACGTCTACACTTAAACCAGGTAATGCTTTAGCAATGGCAGTGTTTTGATCTAATCTAAAACTTTGTGCATTTTCATAACCTTTTACTACTTTGTTTGCCTTTTTGAAAAAAGTATTATATTCTTGTTTACCTAAGATAGATTCATAGTTTTTACCAAATTTCTTAACAAACTCGTCATGTGACATTTTCTGTACACCTTCTTTAGGAAATACATTATTAAAATAATTTCTATATAAAGAATTTTTTACAGTTAATGTAGTTGACTCAGGAAAAAATTTACTTGTTATTAATTCACCAAGTTCCATAGCATTTTGTCTTGCTACACTTGAATCATCAACAAACTTTTTAAATAAACTTTCTGATTCTGCGGCAAGTTTTTTACCAGATACCATTTCTGAAAAATTAGTTCTATTAGCGCCTGCACCAAAATCATTACCCCAATTTTTAAATATATTATTTTGTTTTTGTCCAATTAATTTTATTTGATCTTTAAAGGCTTGTGCTACATTGTCAGGTCCTTTTATTAAATTATTTTGAATTATTTCGTTCATTTGTCCTTGTATTTGGGTATAAATACCTTGTGCTCTACCTGTTGATGTTTCTCTTAAAAGATTAATTGCATTTTTCATTGCATATATATCTTTTAATGTTAGTTTTCCTTGTTTTTGTAAAGTAGTAAAACCCTCGATTAAGGTTTTAAAATCTTTTGATGTTTCTGCTAAACCTGTTCTATCAAATACTTTTCTTAAAGCAATTAATTTATTTTTATTAATTACATCTTTATATGTTTTAGCAGTTTTACCTGGTACACGTCTTAATTCACCTTTTGGAAAAACATCAAACTCAAAAAACTTTTTGTCTTTTTGAATTAATTTTATAACAGGTGTCATACCCTCTAAATCAATAGGTCCTTTATAAGCTGTTACATAATCATCTATGACGTTGTCAACCTCTGTTAATCTTCCTTGTAAAGCTCTATAACTATCGTCAATAGTAATTCCAAATCTATCTAATAAATCTGTTGCAGCATCTCCTATAGTATCTTTTTCTAATTTTAAAACATCATCTGTTTTACTTACTGCTTCTAATTCAGCCTTATTTAATGCTGCACGTGATACAGATTTAACTTCTGATTCTGCTGCATCAATTATTAAATCTGCTGTAGTATTATCGACATTTCTTAATCCAGTTGTTCCTTTAATTATTTTATCTTCTACTGTTCTAAATGTTGCTTTTGTTTTAATACTCTCTACTTCATCAGCAATAAGACCTTTTGCAATTCTAGATTTCTTTTGTAATGCTGGTGATTCTATTAATGCTTTACCTAAACTTACAGCAAAATAATCATTTGCTTCTTGTTCTGTTAGATTAAAATTTTTTTGAAATTTATTTTTTACATTAGTAACTTTTTTTAAAACTTCGTTATTTGTTTTTCCTTTTGCATCTACAAATTCTTTTAAAGTATTAGAGCTTAAAGAGTTTTTACCAAGTATTGTTGGTAATACTAATTTAGCAGCACCTAAAAAAGCAGTTGTTGCTACAGCATCTAATGCAAAATATCTAATTGCTGAATCTTTTGCAACTTGTTCAAATTCTTCTGCTGTATACATATCATTTTGTAAACCTAACTTATGATAACCATACATTAATCTTGCATACTCTGCTAAAGCACCTGATGTAGCAGAACCAGCAACTGTACCCGCAGGACCACCATAACTTCCTAAAGTACCGCCAACTATTGATGCAACTATTGGCATAGTGTCAGCTCCTGCATCCGCAAAATCTCTAAGACCTATTTGTGGAGAATCAACAGCTGCAAAAAAACCAGTTCCACCTAATTCTTTTGGAATTCTATAAATTAAACCTTGATCTTCTTTTCCACCAAATTTTAAAGTTTGATATTTTACTTCGATACCATCTGCAAATTTGTTTATTGTCTCGATATCATAATTTTGTTTTAAGTTATCAATAATTAATTTTTTAAAATTTCTTTCTTGTGCCTGTGAATTATTTAAACCAAATCTAGCAAAATATCTTATACTTGCTGCTAACTCTGTATCTTTACCAGCAGCAATTCCATTTGCTTCGAATAAATCTTTTCCAGATATATAACCAGCATCTTGTTCAATACCAACTTCATCTATCTGTACTTGATTTATTGATTTATTAGCTCTTTCTGAAGCTGGTTTAATAAGATCGATGTTTAATCCATCAGCAGCAAGAATAGATGCATCAGTTGATTGCTCAGAAGAAGTATCTAATTTAGGAAATAAATCTGCGGATGTACCTTCAAATTCACCAGTTACAATTTTATATGCGTCCTCTGGTTTTACATTATTTGATAATAATGTATCAAAATCTTTTTGTTGTTCTTCATTAAGTTTAGTTTTATCAGCCACATTACTACTCTTTTTTCTTTTGATTTTTTTCTATAATACTTTCAATCGTTTTCATTTTATCTGCTTTACCTTCTAAAAATTTTTCGAATGAACTTCCTTCGTAATTTTTATCAGCTTTAATATTTTTATAATTGAAAGCTTGTATAACTCTAAAATCTGTTCTATCTGTATTACCATATAATTCTTTTAATAATTCATCAGATACATCTTTATTGTATTCTGCTGCTAATTCTTTTGCTGCTGCATCTGCTGCATTCTTTTTAAAATTAACATCTCCTTTTAAATCTCCTCCTGGAAAAGCAAGAGTTTGTGCTTTATCAAAAGCAAGAGTTTCTATATCAGCTAAAGCTTTTTCAGAAGATAGTAATACTTTTAATGCACCTGTATTTGTTTCTAAACTACCTTGTCCTTTTAATAATATATTAATGTCTGCATTAGAAACTGGATATAAATCTTTTACTTTACTTAATATTCTTGTTTTAGAAGTAGAATCAAATATTTGTTTTAATTTTACAATTTCTTCTGCGCTTGGTACATATTCTTTATTGTCTGCTTTAGACTGTCTATATCTTGTAATAACATCTCCATATCCTAAACCAATTGCAATTTCTTCTAGTGGTAGAAAGAAATCTTCCATAATACCAGTGATATCATAGTTTTTAGATTTTAATAAAGTATTATAAGCTGTCTCTGTCGCTTGATAACCTGCTTTGCTTTTATCAAAATTATCTTGATATTTATCATATGCTTTTAAAATAAATTCTTCATCTATTGGTCTGTATCTTCTATCTTTACCTGTATTTAATGCTTTTATTCTATCTGTTAAAGCTTTTTGTTCTTGTAATTCTATTGCTTTAGATGCAAGAAAACCTTTTTTCTGTCCAGTTGCAAATTTTGCTAAAGGTGATTTAGCTTGAGTTATTGGAGTATAACTTCCGGATTCTATTATGGTCTCTAAACCAGAAAGAAATTGAGTTCTTTTAGAATCATCATCATATATTTCATCTAATTTTTTTCTTGAAGTATCTGCTAAAGAAGAAAAGGCATCACCAACGGTAGCAAAAAAACCTTTTTTTTCATTATCACCAGTTTCATTTTTATCTCCTTCAACTTTTTTGTTTTCGTTTTCGAGTGCTTTACCAGTGACTTCAACCTCTACCTTTTCTAAATCTTCTGTTGCCATTAGTTTACCTTTTTAAATTGAACATCTATTTTAGAGTAATCAACCATTAAGTAACCACTATCGTGTATTAAAGAAGCATCTGGTACTTGATGTGCCATTACACCTTGATATGTTGTATTATCACCTTTATATTTAAAGTTATAAATATTTATACCACTAGCTGATTTTCCGATTAATTTAATATCTTCTTTTAATCTTATGTCTGAAAAGAACGGTGCAAGTGCTTGACCTACACCAGCAATTTGAGTTGCTGTACTAGGTCCACCTACTGGTGTTCCAACAAAACCTGATCTTTCTTCTCCATAAGTTCTTATAGGAGCACCTGCTAAAGATCCAATCATTTGTCTTACTTGACCTGCTTCGAAATCTCTTCCTTCTATAAAATCTCTATATTGTTCTGCTAATGCAGCTTGTTCTATTCCTCTAGCTGTCGCACCAAATTGACCTAAACCTGCTGCAGCACCAGCTAAACCTGACAGTTGTGCCTGTGCAGATTGTAATTGTGCTGCTCTATCAGCAGCAAATCTTTGTGCTCCTGATTCAAAACCAGCTTGTCGTAATCTACCAGATACATCAGCAACTTGATCTTGAAATCTTTCTCTTGATAAAGCTCTTTCTACTCCTTCTCTTGAACCACCAAAAGCTCCAGCACCTACAGCTCTTGTAGATAAAGCTCTATCTCCCATCTGAAATGCTTCTCCTAAATCAGATATAGTAGATTGAATTACATTATTAGTATAAGGATTCATATATTGTTGTGCAGTTGCAGTATCAAAAGTCTGAGCACCAATATTTGCTAATTGACCTGCTTGTGGTAAAATTTGAGTACTAAAAACATTTGCAACTTGCTGTTCTTGTGGACTTAGTTGAGCTATACGTTGACCTTGATATTGTGCATAAGGTACATTAAAAACATTTTCAGCACGTCTTAAAGCACGTTCTTGTATTTCTTTAAAATATTCAGGTATCTGCGATGTCACAGTTTGTTGTGATGGCGCTTGAATAACAGTTGTTTTTGGTCGGAAAAGACTACCCATTGATTATATATGTACCTCCAATATTTTTGTAACCTAGTTTTAAAAAAGCATTATGTTTTTTAAAAACATCTTTACCTTGCATAACCTCTAATATAGTTGTGAGATTATGTTTTAAAGAATACTCTTTTAAAACCAACATTATTGCACGAAAGGCTGGATAGCTCCTGTGTTTAGGAAGAACATGTAACCATAGTGTTCTTAAAAATTTCTTATCACTATACCATGTATCATCTATCGTTGCAGCTAGTGTACCTACAATAATATTTTCTTTTTCTAATACTATAACAAAATTATGTTTAATGTAAAATACTATGTTTTCTAGTATTTTAGTGTTATTTATGTTGCCAAAGTTAAAAGGTGCCTCGTGTAGCCAAGTTCTTAAACATTCTCTGATCTTTACAGCATCACTAATTTTTGCTTGTCTTATATGATATTTATCTTTTTCCATCAGGTCTTATATTAATTCGTAATGTTCCAAATCTCCAATTATCTCCAACATTTTGATTTTCTATTCTTACACTAGATTGTCTACCACGAATACGAGTATTAAAAAACCTAGTTGTGTTGTTAACTGTAATTGCTTCTCCTGAAATCTTAGAATCATTAGGGTAATCTCTTGTTTTTAAGGTAATTACAGCATTACCTTCCATATTTTGAAAATCTGGAATAACTTTGTTTATAAAACTAAATTCTTCTCCGTCAGCAATATCTCCATCACCTGATTGTATAAATGCTTCTAAGGCAGAACCATCATCATCTACTCCTGATTCATGTCTGTAAATTATACTTCTTCCAGCTGTTAAACCATTTATTTGTGAAATTGTATTTGCTGTAGAGTTAGCTGTATATTCAGAGGCTAATGGATTTAGTTCTACACCATTATCTTGATAAGTACTTCTTTCTAAATTTCCAAAATACCAACTGTTTTCTAAATAATTAAATATTACATATTTATCTACTTGATCCGAGTTGCTAGAACAATAATACCAAATAATTTCTGAAAAATTAGAAGTTTGTCCTGCATAAACTTGTGCATATTGAGTTTTATTTATATCATTAAATACATGATTTAAAACACTACAAGGTAATTCTTGAACAGCGCCGGCATATCTAAAGAATTGTCCATCAGACATCCAATAAGCAATATCATCGACAACTATCGCAGCATTTAAACCAACAGATCCGCAATCATTACCAAGTTGTCTAAAACCAAATATAAAAGGTGGACCTACAAAAGACATTGAATGCATTGTAGTATCTGTCCAAATAAGAATAGTACCTTTAGCAGGTCTAGCACATCTTATTTCACTACCACCTGCAATTCTTTGTGATCCTGCAGAGTTTGTTGCATTAGCTGTAAATTGTTCAAAATTTTCTTGATCACTAAATCTTATAAACATTTTATCTTGTGATGATGTGTTACCGATTTCAGTTTCTGTTCCCATCAAAATTAAATGCCTTGTTTCTGTAGAAATTACAGATAATGTGCTTGCTGTAGGAACATTCGCTATTTCTTCTGCTCTATTGTCAGAAAGTCCTAAAGAGCTATCATAATAATATGTACTTCCATCTCTTTG